GCATCAACAAGATTTGTTCCATCAGAGTAAACTAATCTTGTAGTTTTTTCTGATACACCAAAAGTAATACCTGTTCCAGATGCTGTTTTAAATTGTACAGTGTAAGCACCTGATGTGCCATTAGTTACAATGTAAACTTTTTCTACAGAGTCAGGTACAGTTACAATAGAGTTTCCTGTTATTGTACCTGTTAATTTTATAACAGCATGACGTGCAACTGATGTAGATTCTGTTGCATCACCATCTGTAATACTTAATGCTGTTGTTCCACCACTAGTTACTGCTTGTTCAACATAACCAGCAATTGATTTTTCTATTATATCTAAATTGGTATTAGTTTTTGTTCCCCATGTACCGGCGTTTTCGCCAGTTGCCATTTTTTCTATACCGAGATCTGTATAACTTGATGCCATAATTTAATTCCTATTGTGGTGGAGACTGAATTGGTATTCTTACAGTACCATCCGTGTAATCATCCCTTCTTCGTCTTCCAATTTGTTCTGCAGCAAACAACTGAATCTCAGCTTTATACTTAGACTCGTATAACTGTAGCATGTCCATTGGTCCTTTTAAAAAACCAAAAGCTTCTGCTAAACAACAATATAGCAGACCATTTGGAAAATTCATACTAATATAATTAGTGTCATTATTTTCAAATATACCTGGCACTGCATTGTAATGTATTTTATATGCAAATGTTCCACTTGGTGTTGGTGACACAATAATAGATCCAGAATTTGATGAGCTTTCTCCAGTTGCTCCTGTATCTAACATAGCATAGTATTTTGGTGTTCCAGTAGACGTGGTTGCTGAAATATATTCTTCTAAATATGTTACATCTTTTTTTTCTAAATATGTATTTGCACCAGTGTAAGTAGATCCAGTTGCAGTATAAACTTGAACTCCTCTAATAAACACGGCTCCTGCTGGCACAGTTACAGTGCCTGTTCCTGCTGTAAAATTACCTGTAGATGTTTTTCTATCCGCATCTAAAGGGATATCTCTAAAAATTCTATATTGTGCATTTAAAATAATGTTTTCTATAACTGAATCTGACAATACAGTAGAACTAACTTCTGTATAACTTCTTATTTGTGTTTTTAATCCTGATGCGCTTATTCCTGCCATTATGCTGTAAGAGTTGCCGGACCTGCCGAGCAATTCTCTCCTCCTCCTGATATACCACCTGTTGTAGCAGTGTTTGTGTCTACAGTAAAGTGATAGAAATCTGTTGTGTTTGTAATATTGCCGCTTGAATCTCTTTTACCAACTGTAATAGAATATCCTGCAGATTTTGCAACATTCGATCCTGTTATACCATCAAATGATGCAGGGTTTGAAAAAGTTCCAGCAGTAGAAGGTGATCCTCTAAATCTTACAGTATCACTTGTTGATCTTCCGTGTGATGGTTCTGATACATTTATAATTCCTGATGAAGCTGCAATAGTTTCAAAAGGATTTGGTTTTAATATTGTTGCAACATCATTTTCTGTTCTATCAGTTCTTGCATTCATTAAACCTTCTTGATCTGCAGCATGTGTACCTAATTCTAATTGTGGATGTTTAGCTTCAAATTCTGATTTATGTACAAAAGCACCATTCCATTCTTTAACCATTTCGTTATATGGAAATTCAAATCCTGATCTATCTGATATTGCTTTTGCGTATTTTCCTGTTGCCATTAAACTTTTCCTCCTTTATTAAATCTTCTTATACCAGCTAACCCGCCTTTTGCATGCAATGTTGGTTTTTTAATTACACCATATCCAGGGTTTGGATATTCTTCAATTGGAATAATTCCTTTTGGAGTTACAAGCATTTGTCTTTTACCGGGTTTGTATTTTTTAACTTTTTTCTTTGCCATTATATATTCGGGTAATAGTTTTTAGGAGTTATGTATGTACTAGCAGCAGAACCATCTTCTGATAGTGCTC